GACCTTGGCCATGTTCTGCCAGTTAGCAGGGAAGCTCTTCTTCAAGTCTGCACACTTCAAAACAGTACGCAGGCTCAGCTCTCGCATGTGGCTACGGTTCTCAAGGATGAAGTTAACGATCTCGTCCTTGGCTGTATCCTCAAGCTCGTATGAGTCCAACATGCCGTCTTTGACGATCTGCTTGATACGCAGAACCTTCTCACGGTCTGTGTCCATGCGCAGGTCAATGAAGTGACAGCGTGACTCTAAGGCCGCCAAGTGCTCTTGCAGTTTCTTAGAGCGAACATTCTCAAACTTCAAGTTGGTGATAAAGATAGCACCACCCTTGAAATCAAACTTGTCTGGCACTCCTTCGGAACGCAGGACTCTAGAGTCTGTGTTCCACGAAATGGTACGCTTCTTTGAAGTGTCCAGAGCCGCTTTGAGAATGTTAAGTGCAACGTCATCCAAAAGAATGCTGTCGCAGTCATCGAACACAATGATGTTCTTGGGATCGCTGAACTTGTAGAGTTTGGCATAGAGTCCAATTGCTGACATTGCACCCTTGACGATCTCATACTTGGGCTTGCGTTGACCCATCATGTCAAACAAGTCATCTTTGGCCAGTACTTCTTCAACACCAAAGCTCTTGCCTACACCTGGAGGGCCTGTGACAATCATTGCACGAACGTCACCAGTCTTAACAGCCTTGGTCATGTCCTTGAGGATCTCAAAGCGCAGTCTAGTACGCTCGATGATCTGCTCATCAGACTCGTCTGCGACAGCAGAGTCTGGCACTTTGACCTGTGTGAAGTCTGTGACTGTAGCATCGTTCTTGCCAGCTCGCACGGGCTTGTTCAGAGCCTGCAACATGGTAACGCCTGCTGGCTGTCCTGCAATTGCTTGGATGTCACTTTGGTTACAGAACACCTTACAGGTCTCGCCGCCACCTTTGATGTTGTAGCCTGAACGGGCCTTGATGTAGCCTTCCCAACCATTGCGGGCTTCTGTTACAAAGTCCCCAACCATATCCAGTTCAATGCCTGGAAAGATCTGATTGCTTTTGGCACCATATTGGCCTTGTGCTAGTGTAATACGCATGGATTTCGCTCCTGTGTGTGTTGTTAACATAGTATCTATTATACGATCAATCTGAGGTTTTGTCAACCCCTATTTGAATAACACTTCAGCTACCTGGGCTTCTTCTGCCTCAGGCTCGCCTATGACTGTGATAGCGTCCTTTAGTGCAACCAATCCGTTCTTGACCAGACCCTCTGTGTCGTATACGGCCCCCGCATACCAAACCCCGTCCTTCATCACGTAGTAGTACTCACCGCAGCAGTTGTTGACCTGCTCGAGGAACTCTTCGAAGGTGTGTGCAACCTGCCAGCTGACATCCTCTTCGCCACGATCGCTGTAGAAGTTCATGCCCTCTAGGGTCTCTTTGACGCCCGAATTGTCCCCACGTGCAATCAGTGCATTTGCTGCTGTGGAATCGTAGTGGGCCTGCAGGATGCGGCCTGTGTAGTCCAAATAGCCATCGTAGTGGCAATAAACGCTCTTGCAGACATCGCCATGCATGACTGCTACTCTTGATCGTGTACCCATAGTGTTCGCTCCTATTAAGTTTGTTTAAGTGTGTATTATAGCATCAATCTTCTAGGCTGTCAACCGGAGCCATCATACGTGCTCCGTCGGCCATGAACCGATCAAAGACCTGCAATTGCTCTGCAGTGAACTCATGTCTGTTGACCTTCATGTAGAACAGGCCCACTAGTAGATCGCCGTTGCCATGCTGTCGTGCAGTTGTAACCAAATCGTCGTACATATCAATCTCCTCTACAGTCTGTGTTGAGCACAGGCTTCAGTGCCCTGCGCAGTTCTACTTCTCTCTTGTGCGCAACAGCTTTGCCGCGCAGTGTTTCATGAACTAGTACTTCTATCTCGCTTTTGTCGTTCAAAGAGCGCAGGGCTCGGCAAAGCAGCCAGTCCTTGTTCTCTTTCTTGGCACGATAGAAGTGCTTGGCCGCACGAGCCAGCACTGACTTATTAATAGTTGTCTCTGTTTTGGCAGTGACTCCTATGTAGCTAGCACCGTTGACACGTAGCTCATAGATGATATGAGTACGGTCGACTCGCTTTTTACGGGTGGGCTTTTCTAAGTTCATGTTATAATTATAGCACCTTTTCACCAAAGTGTCAACCAAAATGCCAAAGCCCTTACGGGCTCTAGGGTCATGCGTGTTGCATGTACGTGTTAATAAACAGCTCCCCCACATCGCAGCTAACATAGGTGTCTCCCTGCATGCCCTGCTCGCTGTAGCTGACATCGCTAGCATCGAATCCCATGCTAGTTAACAGTGCTTTAAGCTCTGTCATAAACAGCTTGTCTGTGTATATGAGACCCAGCTTGTTGACATCCCATGTAGCTGCGTTAAAACGCACACGCAGCTCGCCGAAGTCCAGCTCATCGTTTGTGTAGCTTAGTTGCAGATGGGTGATGTCTACAGCAGCTTTAGTGCTGCTCCAGTAGCCATTACCATTTGTGTGCAGTGTTGCGTTAACTTTGATCATGCATTGCTCCTGTTAAAAATGTATTATAGCAGCTTAGACCCAATCTGTCAACCAAACGGGACTAGACCCTAGAGGGCCTAGGGTTATTGGACGTGATCCTCTATGAGCTGCGACAACGCAGCAACAGCGTCTTGCGCTGAGTCGTCATCTAAATCTGTGTGCTGCTGTAGTTGTGCTAGCGCAGCGTAGAACTTGTGCTGTAGTTCGGTCATGTGTGTCCTTTGTTAAAACACTATTATAGCACGGTTCGGCATTTTGGACAACCAAAGACCCTTATACCCTTAGGGTTCCTGGGTTTCTCATCGCTCTCTCGCTCGCGGCTAGATCGTGACCCACCTCAACGCTGCGTAGACGATCACTGCGCAGCACAGCCACACTCCCACACGCTGCGCAGGCCATAGCTCGCGGTACCAACGTTTGATGTCATCGAATGGGTCCATGGGGTTGGGATGCTTGTACACTGTGATCTCCCTTGCTGCTGTGCTGCTGTTAACGTTGATCTGGCCAGCCCTACTGGATTCGAACCAGTGGCCTACAGCTTAGAAGGCTGTTGCTCTATCCATCTGAGCTAAGGGCTGCTGTGTGGTGGGCCCCCCGTGAGTCGAACACGGCACCAACGGATTATGAGTCCGCTGCTCTAACCAACATGAGCTAGAGGCCCGTTGACTGTTACTTGATGTCCTCTTCTTGTGCTGCACGTGATCCCGCAGCTACAAACCTGTGAAGATCCTCCATGCGTTCCTGGAACACCTCTGGCGCTGCTTGTGCTGCACGGTTCATGTCATAGTCTGATGGATAGTGACGCAGCATGCTTCTAGCTGTGTCTCGGATCAATTTGGGTACTCGGGGAGTGTGCTGCGTATTACAGAGATCCAACAAGAACCTCCGGGTCTGCACAACTGCACGATATCTTTCATCTGGTAATGTCACAACGGGTCTCCTGATGGGTAGCTGCATGGGATCTCTGCTCCTAGATAACTCTCGCTTCTTCTGCATGTGTATATTATACAATAGATTTGATATCTTGTCAACGGTTTTTGGCAGTTTTATTAACCATAGCAGCGGGGCCTATAGCCAAAACTAAGTACTAGATGCGTATATGTTGTTACAGATCCTGCTCAGACATTGCTGTACAAGAGCGAGTGTGGCTGTGCGCAGAGTATGTGCATGCGTATAGTATACAAGGTTGGCTTGAGTTCTATATACGAGAAGATAGACTTGCATGGGCCTTGCTGGTAGATCCCACTATGCGACACATACACGCCAAAGACTTCTGGGAATAGTCACTGTGATCGCATAACCACAGCAGCGGGGCCACTGTATAGAGGCCGTAAACACAGTTGATGACGCTGGTTCTATGGTGAGAGAATGGTTCGAATGGTTCAAACAAGGGTGATCTCATAGTAGAATCTATAGTAAAGAGATTCGTCAGGCCGGTGGTTGGAGAGGCTATGCTCAAATGGTCACACAATTCCACACTTTATTGCACTTTGTCACACTTTTTCCTATGATCTTGTCTCCCACGGCTGCTTTAGCGGCCTCTATACGCAAGGTGGGGGTCAGTAAATCACACTTACTGAGCATTTATGCGTGTAAACGCATATCACACAAGCCATTGCAGCGGGGCCTACGCACACATGCCATTTTAAACCCCCCTGTTTATGGCCCTGCTAGCTCAGTAATTAATAACGCTGTGTATAGTCACTATACTATTCTCTAGCGGCCCGCATGCCATTACACTATAGTCATTAACCATCCAATGACCAGTCCCACTGCAAATGCGTTAGCACACACTATGATTAACACTGCTGTATAGTATACATCATCCATTACTAACGTGCTTACCCATTTGGGATATGTGACATCCAGATCCTGCCATTCTAGGATCAGTCTTGTGTATAGTATACGCATCATGTATTTAAATATGTTCATGCCAAAACTAGCAGCGTTTGCTTCCAACTCACAGCCCATGCACTGTTACGGTATACTCAATCAAGATCTAGCACAGGGCGGCTCATCAGCTTGGACATGGGCACAGCATAACGGTATACAATACGAAGCCCACTTGAATCGTTGCAGATATTGGCTACCTGTGGGCAGCAGTCTAGAGTCAGAGTTTGTGTTACGGTATACAACAATAATACATCGTGTGCCAGAAGAGGACTATGTGTAAAAAAAATCTCTACAAAATATCTGCGCTGCTGCTTCGCAGCTAGTTAATCATCACACGTAAATACTTGTATGATTTATACCTTTGATTTTGACTTTGATCAATTGGATCGCTGTCATGACCTTGTGCTGAGTCGTTGGGACATGCGTATCATACACATCATATTTGACGATCTTCAAGATCACTATATCACTGTCATCGACTGTGATGCTGCCACAGCTGTATGGCTCAGCTTGTTCTAGGATGATAAATACCATATGCAGATCAAACACTATGATATCTTAGACACAGCAGATATGGCTGTGGTACAGGCCTGGGTTGATGAACCCACGCACCGTTGCATCATCATCACCAAGGGATCAACGGGTGCTGTCACACGCAGTCTTGGTGTAAGCCAACCCGAGGGTCAATTATATGTGTTTGCTCTCACAGAATCAGCTCTTGCGGGCATGATTCAAGAAACACCAGAACCTGAATAAATATCACATGCGCATACTAACATCACTCATACTAGCAGTCGCTCTCACAGGCTGCGGCACCATCAAGTCGTGGATCCCTTCATTCTGGGACGACAACCAAAGCAATTATATAATTGATGCAAGAATGGGTGCAGAACGCATCAACTGCGATCAACTACAGTTACCCCAGGTCATCAGCCTACAAACAGATCTACGCAGGTTTGAACTGTATTCGGAAAGCAAGGGCTTTCTACAAAAGGATGTCATACGTGTGGTAGAACCCATCAAGAAATCAGTGGATGAATGGGTACAGCGTGGTGAAGGATCCAAGAGCTATTGCACAATCAAGAAGAAGTTGTTGGTTGAACAAACCACACGAGCAGCCGCAGTGGTATTGGGGAGATTCTAATGAAACAAGAACTTGAACATCTAGTGGCCACAGCGCCAGAGTGGGCAGCTAGACGTGCTCAGTATGCTCTAGAGATCACCCATGCCTACGAATCGGGCGAACTAGCAGAATCAGAATATCAGGAACTCATGCGTGATCTAGTGCATGCAGACCAGTTCAATGAAGAAGCAGACAACCTAGAGATCAAAAACTATCTAGTTGCTGCGGTAATGATTGGAGCCAAACTGGTATGAAAATACGTGAAATCGTCACTGAAAACATATTCACCTGTGACTATAGATTGGTCATGGACGCAGTTGCTAGCCTGTATCAAGAACACTATGATGTGGACATATGGTCAAATGCAGAAGCACACGATGCTGCTGCACAAGTGTTGATGAAGGAACACCCTTCAGCAGAAGAGCTGGAGTTTATCATAGACACACAAGAACTGCCAGAACGTTTCCAAGAGCTGAACTTTCCCCTAAATGACGACATCCTGGGCATCAGCACTGGGGACTCAGAGGTCAGTGAAGAGCCTGCTAGTCGAAGTCTTTGCACATCAGGCAAGCCCGATTCAGCTCTGGGTGCTAGCCAACTCAGTTCGTGCAAGAGCCAGGGCTATCGCAGCCGTGATGGCGGCAAGACTCACAAGGTGGGTGCAGATAGAATTGGCGTTCGTGGCAAGAAGATCAAAGGCAAGAAATACGGCGGACCCCTACCTGA